CGCTGATGGCGCCGGCGCGCAGCGTGTCCTGGCGGGCCAGGATCGACCGCACCGCATCCCAGGACGGCTGACGCTCGGGCCAGCGGCGGGCCGGGTGCAGGACCTTCATCCGGGTCGTGCTGTTCCCGGGAACCATGAGGCCCCACCCGGCCGGCAGTTCGCCCTCGTGGACGACGCCCAGCACGGTGACGAGCCACCACTCGTGGCACTGGTCTGCCCACGCGTCGGCCTTGTGCAGCTGGTCGAGCTCGTGCAGCCAGTCGGCGCGGGAGGCCTTGACCTCGTGGCCGATGAGGATGCGTCCGCTGGTGCTGGTGAAGCCCACGTATATGGCGTCGCACCGGTTGGTCGAGGCGCCGCCGTTCCAGCCGACCTCGGACACGAAGATCCCGCCGGGGAGGTCCTGGCTGGGCTTGATGTAGTGCCGCTCGAGGCGAGTCATCAGGTCCTTGGTCGTGGCGCGGTCGCCGGCCATCAGTCGTCCTCGATCCCGCTATGCCGGTGGCACCGGCACTCGCATTGCTCGCGGCGTCCGACGCCGTTCCGCAGGCCGGTGCACTGGCTGTGTGCAGCACGCAGGCACCTGCTGGACAGGAGTGGGCCGCCTGGTCGGTGGCAGGCGCAGCCACACTCGGCGGTCACGCCTGGTCCGACGAGAACCCCGCCCGGCTGGCCGTCGAGATCGCACAGCTGGTGGTTGCCGCTGGCGCAGTCCCGGGTGAGTAGACCCCAGGCATCGGGCCCGATCGTCGGCACCGCGGGTTCGGGCCGGTGGCCGAGGGTGTTCTGGTGGTTGATCCGTGCCGACACCCCCGGGGCGTAGGAGCGCCCGCAGGTGCGGCAGCGGTACAGCACGGCCGGCTGGTGCTGGGCGGTGGTCACGGTCGCACCCCCAGCACGTCGGCCAGCTCGTCGAAGGTCTGGCGCCCCAGCCCGGCCTGGTGGCACTTGCGGGCCAGCCACAGCCGGGCCGCGTGCGCCTGCTCCTCGGTGATGCGCCCGGCGTCAGCCTGGGCCTCCATGGCGTGCGACTCCTGGCCGAAGGTGCGCAGCTGCTTGGCGGCGGGGTTCATGCGGCGGCCTCCAGGTCGAGCGGGTAGCCCTGGATGCACTCGACGAGCGCAGCGACCAGGACCTCCGCGGCGGGTGGGGTGACGGCGTTGCCGAGCTGGCGGACCTTCTGCCGCTTGGACCCGAGGACCACGTAGTCGGGGGTGAAGGCCATGCCGGCGTGGATCTCGTGCGGTTCGAGCATCCGGAACAGGCAGTCGTCGACGAGGGCGTCCCACTCCTCGGCCGTCAGCAGCGCGTCACCCTGGACCGTCGTCTGCGTCGGCATCGGGCGCAGCATGTCCCGAACGCCGGCGTCGTGCGCGTACAGCGCGCCCCAGGTGAGCAGCGACTGGTGCCCACTCGTGGTGATGGTGCGCAGGTGCTCCGACGCCGGGGTGGACATCTGGCCTCCGTCGCCGCGCGCGGTGTTGTTGCGCATGACCAGCGGTGGGATGACGAGCCCGTGGTGGTTGCCCGACGCGAGCACTGTGGCGAGGGCCTCGTCGGTGGTGTGGGCGATGGACCCGCCGCCGTGCAGCTCGCTGACGAACGGTGGGACGACGACCCCGGTCTCGTTGCGGGCCGTCTGCACGCGCATCGGATGGTCGACAGCCTGGGCGCGCTTGCCGTCACGGCCCTCGACGGGGACCAGCATCGGCGGGACCACGACGGCTTCGGTCTCACGCGTGGTACGGGTGCGCATCGGCTCGGTCGTCGGCTGCGCCGTGTCGTTCCAGGTGCCACCGGCGGGCACGAGCAGCGGCGGGATCGCCAGGGCCTTGGTGAGCGCCGTGTGCAGGGTCTTGAGTGGCTCCGCGTCGGCCGGCCAGACCCGCACGTACGCGTCAGGGTTCCCGTGCTGGGGGTGGTGCGGGTCGGTGGAGTCGTACTGGTTGCCGCCGTTCTCCAGCACCACGGGGCGGGCGTAGCGCCGGGCGCCGGCGGCGATGCGGGCGCGGGTCTTGTCCGCGAGGGGCCGCTCCCGGTCACCGATCCGCTGACCCGGCAGCGACCAGTCGATCGCAGCCGCGGCCGGGACGAAGCGGGGCTCGACGATCTGCCCGCGGCAGCTCACCTTGGGGCAGCGATAGTCGTATTGCTGTGAGTAGCGGCCCATGTCGACGCCGGGGCGGCGCCACACCTGCACGGCCGCCACGTCCTGGTCGCACACCGGGCAGTGGGCGACCGGGCGCAGCCAACGATCCCAGTCAGGATCGCGCCCCAGGCTCTCGTGCCAGTAGGCCAGGTAGAGCCGGTCCCGGGACTGCGGGGCCCGCGGCGTCAGCACGCTCTGCGCGTGCATCGAGTTCAGCGCGATGAGACGCGTGCGGTAGCCCAGGCGTTCGATCCGCCCCCGCCACAGCTCCCAGTACACCCACTTGCGGATGTCGACGACGTTCTCGACGATCCCGGCCAGCACCGGCTGCTGACGCAGGGCCATGCCCCCCAGGTAGCGGATGACGTCCTGCATGAGCGCCCGGGAGCGGGCGACGTCGTCGGCGATCTCCGGGTCGCCGAACAAGCCCGGCTGGGCGTCGAAGTCGACGGCCACGCCCTTCGCCTGCGACCAGTTCGTGCACTCCGGCGAGGCCCAGAAGATCTCCGCGTACGGGTGGCGGGCGACGTCGAGGTCCTTGATGTCGCCCTTGAAGTGCTCCACCAGCGGGAAGTTCGTCGAGTGCGTCGCGATCGCCAGCGGGTCGTGGTTGGCCGCCAGGACCGGCACCACACCCGGCACGCCTGCCGCCCCCTGGGTGGCGCCACCCGCACCGCAGAACCAGTCGTTGAGCCGCAGACTGTCGCCGCGGCCGCGCCGGCGGTGTTGGTGCTGCCAGGCCGCCGCTGGTGGGACGGCGAGGTTGTCGAGGCTCATGCCGACGCCCCCAGGTCTACGTGCCGCTCGATCGCCCAGCGGATCCGAGACGCCCGCAGCGCCACGGTCGGTGTGCCCCGCTCCTGCCGCGCCACCGCGACTACGGCGCCTCGCAGCGCCGCGAACACGGCGACGAGCTCGGGATCGGGGGGCTCGAGATCAGGCGACGGCCGGCAGTAGCGGGCCTCGACGTCGGCGAGATTGACTCCGGCGCTCACTCTCCCGCCCCCTCGTCGTCGAGAGCGGAGAAGAGGGTGTCGGCGCTCATCTCGCGTTCAAGCTTGCGCAGGTTGTCGCAGGCGGTGGCCCAGTAGGAGGCCTTCAGCTCGATGCCGAAGCCGTACCGGTCGAGCTTGACGGCGCAGTACGGCTCAGACCCGATGCCCCCGAAGGGGCTCAGCACGGTCTCGCCCGGGTTGGACCACAGGCGGATCGCGCGCTCGATGAAGTCCAGCTGCAGCGGCGCGATGTGTCGCTCGTCGGCGTCCTCGCGGGCCACTCGGGCGTTGAGCGTGTTGGTCTCGCGGATGTCCAGCCAGACCGGGCGGGCCCATGAGATCCACTCCTCGCGGGTCACGCGCGTGCGATGCCCGTCGTTCTGGCGGATCGGCACCGGGTTGTCGCCGGGCTTGCGGAACTTCAGCAGGTAATCGGGCATCGCCGGGCGCAGCATCGAGGCGTCGCGGTCCATGGTGATGAACAGCAGGCTCTGGCTCTTGGTGCGGATCGCCTGCGCCTGGGGGTCCTTGTCGATGGTGATGCGCCCGTCGTAGATCCACCCGGCGTCCAGGAAGGCCCGGATGACGTCGCCGGTGAAGTCGGAGATCCCGATGACGTCGTGCAACACCTTCTGGGTGGTGATGTCGGCGACATGCACGGCGGCGACGCGGCCCGGCATGGTGACCCGCAGCTGCTCGCGGATGATGAAGCCGTAGTGCTCCAGGAACTCGGCCCGGTCGCGGGTGTTCGACAGGTCCCGCGGGCTCGGCGAGTAGTTGTAGACCTGGGCGAACGGTGGACTGCACACGGTCAGGCCCACACTGTCGGTGTCGACCTCGGCCAGGCGCTCGCATGAGTCGCCCAGGAGCATCGCCCAGTGCTCACCACGAGCCTCGTCGGTCACGTAGGCGTCGTCGGGGGTCGGGTCGGTGGTGCTCATGCGGCTGCGGTCTCCCAGTGGCCGGCGGCCCGCATGGACGCGACGAGCTCGGCCGCGAACCGGGCGGCCTCACTCTCCTTGCGTTCCACGTTGGCGGCGATCTGGCCTTCGAGTGTGGACAGGACGATGTGAGCGTCTACGGGACGGGTCTGCCCGTAGCGCCAGCAGCGACGAAGCGCTTGGTAGTAGGCCTCGTAGGAGTCGGAGAGTCCGACGAAGGCCATGCGTGCGCAACGCTGAAGATTGAGCCCGAAGGCGGCGATCGACGGCTTCGTGATCAGGACCGGGTACTCGCCGCCGGCGAAGCCCAGCAGGAGGCGCGCCTTCTCGTCGGGGTCGAGCGATCCATGGACGTTGACCGCGCCAGGGATCATCGCGGCCAACCGGTCGGCCTCGTCGTTCAGGCCGCACCACAGCAGCCACGGCTGGTCAGACTCGGCGACCACGAGGTCGGCAGCGCGCCGGCATCGCTCCTCGAGCGTGACGCGCCGGATCTTGGCCCGCCCTGTGACGCCGCCGAGGTCGGTGGCGAACAGCTGGCCGGGGACGTCGACGTCGACATCGATGCGGTGCGACCGGATGGTCAGCGGCGGCAGGTCATAGCCGGTGTCGTCGCCGCCAATGTCGCTCGGCCGACGCAGCGCGATGGCCCACGACGACATCCAGGCGAACATGGGCGCCCGGGCGTGGCCCTTGGCGCGCCAGCCGTCCTGGTCGTGCACGAAGTATGTCGAGAGCATCTCCCGGCGCGTCGAGCGCCCCAGGAACTCGGCGTGGTTGGCCAGCTCGGCCACGTCGTTGGGGGCCGGGGTGGCGGTGCAGGCCAGTCGGTAGGGCACGTCCTCGAACTGTCGGATCAGCCGCTCGCGGGTCTTGCCAGTGACGTCCTTGAGGATCGAGCTCTCGTCGAGCACCACGGCATCGAAGCCGGCGGCGGCGAAGCGCTCCGTCATCTCGTAGTTGGTGACCCAGACGCCGGGGCCCTCAGCCTCGTCGTCGTGGCGAACGTAGGAGATGTCCTGGTCGACCTTGCGGGCCTCGGCCACGGTCTGCTGACACACCGCCAGGGGCGCGACCAGCAGGACCCGCCCGCCGGGTGCGACCAGGCGCGCCCACTCGATCTGCATGACGGTCTTGCCCAGGCCGGTGTCGGCCCACAGGGCGGCCCGGCCGGCGCGCACGGCCCAGGCGACGACGCGCCGCTGCCACTCGTGCAGAAATGGGTGCACCTCGTCGGCGTCGATGGTGGGCCCGACGTGCTGAGCGCGCTGGCCCTTGCGCGCCAGGAACTCGGCGTATTCGCTCACGCCGCACCCCCGACGCACTCGGGCTCCCCGTACTCGATGTGCGCCCGCTGGGCCGCGGTGAGCCGCAGGGTCTGCCCGTTGGTGCCGTCGAATCGGGGGAGTCGCCGGGACCCGCCGTGCTTGGCGATGGCCTTGTTGATCGCGTCCTCGCGGCTGATGGCGCGGACCATGAGGAACCCGCCCTTGCTCCCGGGCGCGGTGTAGGGCACGCGCCAGCGGCCCGCCCGGCCGCTCATCGGGTCACCTTCGCGACGTCGATCGGAACCACCAGGCAGGACAGGCCTGCCTGGGGTTCACCGTCGGCGTCGGCTCCGCGGATCTCGATGGGCCGCCGGTCGGGGCGGGTCTCCTCCAGGTCGAGGCGCACCAGGTCGGTGTCGAGCGCGCCCAGCGCGTCGCTCAGGTAGGTGGCATTGACCGCGAGGGTCAGGGCGTCGGGGCAGTCGGCGATGGTGGCCTCGACGTCGGCGGCGGCTTCCGAGCGGTCGCCGCCGGCGTGCACGGCCAGTGTCCCGTCGCCGAGGGTGAGTAGGACCGGACGCTTCGCGTCGTCGAGCGCCAGGCGGGCGGTTCCCACAGCGTCGGCCAGGACCTCGCGGCCGGTCACGATCGAGCCCCCGCGTGCCGTCCACAGGCTCTCAGTGCGCACCAGGGCGTCGTTGCCTTCACCCGGGTCAGTCAGGATCAGGCTGGTGGTGCGACCCGACCCGGTGACGGACACCCGGGACGTGTCGGCCCCGACCGTCACGGACCCGCTCAGACCCTTCGTGGCGGCCAGCAGCGCGTCGGCCCGCACCAGGGCCGAGAAGTCCTGGCCGGCCCAGTCGGTCCAGGCGTGGGCGGCGCGGTAGCGGTCGGTCGCCCAGGCGTGCAGCGTGCCGCCCTGCGCGACCAGGCGCAGCGCGTACAGGTGCAGCGGGTCCATCGACTCCTTGGACGCGCACACCGCAGCCGCCTGGACCAGCCGGGCCAGATCCGTGCCGTCGAGCCGTCCAACAGCCGCGGGCGTGGGTGGCAGCGTCGGGTACTGGTCGGCGGCCATGCGGCGGATCACCACCCGGGTGGCGCCGGCGCGCAGGGTCAGGGCCCGCTCGTCCAGCTCGAGGGCGACCACGTCGCCCATGCGGGCCGCGGCGTCGGCCAGGAGCCGCCCATGCACGAGGACCGGCTCAGCGAAGACCTCGTCGGCGCCGTCGACGACGATCCGGCCCGAGGTCTCGTAGTCGAACGCCGACAGGGTGAGGCGGCCCTCGTCGTCGCAGCCGATGACGACCCCACCGAGGATCGGCAAGGTCGGGCGCAGTGGGACGATCCGTGCCGCCCAGGCGGCGGCGGCCCGCAGCTCGGAGGCTTCGACGCGGACGGTGGTGGTGGGCATCCCGGTCTTGGATGGCCGGGTCTTGGTCGCGGCGGCCATCAGCGGGCGGTCCCGAGGTAGGCGGCCATCCCGCAGATACCGAGGGCCAGGAGGATCACGAAGGCCGCGAACGTGTGGCCGAAGACGAACAGGCCCACGATGACGCCGGCGATGAACGCCAGGATCGCCAGGGCGGCGATCTTCTGCGTCCGGGTCAGGGGCTCGTCAGCAGAGTCGGGCTGGGGCAGGCTTGGTGGTGTCGGCATGGCCGATCTCCTTCTCTGGGAGGTGGCTGGCCCGGTGCGTTCTTGGCGGTTCGGGCCGGGCCGGCCACGAGGGGCTTGGGGTCTAGGAGCAGTCGCAGGGACGCTGCAGGTGGCAGGTGGGGCAGATGTCGGGCGGCCGCTCGGGCTCCGGGGTGGCGTCCTCGCAGTCGGCGTGGATGACGACGTCGTCGACGTAGACGACCTCGTCGCCGGGCTCGATGCGCTCGGGGCAGTTCGCGCAGCGGCCCGGGTGGCGGGCGCGGAAGGTCTTCACCGGTCACCCCCATGACAGGTGCAGCCGCAGCCGGTCAGCTCGTCGGCCGCCCCATCCCAGGCGGTGCCGGCGCACGCCCGGTGCTTGCCCTGGGCGCAGTCGGGGTTCAGCGGCTTAGGCACGGGGCTCACCAGCCCGTCGCGCGTCCAGGTCCCGCTGGGCCAGCAGGACCTCCAGGCGCCGGGCGTAGTGCTGCTCGGCCACCCCGGGCGCCCAGGCGCGAATGGTCACGCCGAGCGGCTGCATCTCGTCGACCGCCCAACGTTCACGCCGGGGCATGAGGGCCGCGGTCTCGTCGAGCAGGATCCGGTTGTCCGCGTCCTTGACCTCGGGCGGCATGTCGGCGGTCGGCAGGTCGAACCGTTCGGCGATGGCGAGCATCACCCGGTCCTCGATGGTGGCGTAGTCGCGCAGCTCCCGCTTGAGGGGCCTCGGGACGTCGACCACGTAGGCCTCGGTCGCGTCGTGCAGCAGCGCCCACAGGGCCAGCTGGATGCTGCCGTGCTCGCGCTGCACCCACTCGCTCATGAGGACGCAGTGCTCGGCGACGCTGTAGAACGGGTCGACGTGCCCGCCGTAGCGGCACAACAGGCTCAGGGCGTGCGCGACGTCGACGGGGTCGATGTCCTGTGCGCGCGGGCTCAGCGGGTAGAACCGCTTGCCCATGTAGGTCTGAATCCAGTCGCCCCGGACCCAGGTCTCGGCCGTCATGCCCGCACCCCCTCTCGCACGGGCCGCACCGGCCAGGCGCCGTCGACGTCGTCCGCGGGCTTGCCGACCGAGCGGAAGTGGTCGGCCAGGTGCTCCTGCTGCTGGCGGCGCCACACGATCTGCCCCTGGTGGAGCACGGCCGCGTCGGCCGGCGGGTGGGGTTCGCGTCGCCCGATCGCTCGGGCCAGGCGCACGGCCGCGAGGGCGTCCGCGGCGGCGTCGTGCGCGTCCTCGCCGAGCGGGATGCCGTAGTGCTCGCACGTGACGCCCAGGGTGCGCTTGCCCCGCCGGTAGGTGTCGGCCTGCTTGTCCAGGACGTAGGGGTCGATGACCGCCGCCGGGGCCAGGGGCACGTAGCCGTAGCGGCGAGCCTCTCGGTCCAGAACGGTGAAGTCGTAGGCGCCATTGAATGCCACGAGCGGGTCCTGCTCGGCCTTGAGCACGGCGAGCAGCTGGGCCACGACGTCGGCGGCGGACTCGCCATGCTGGCGCGCGCGCTCCGTCGTGATGCCGTGCACTGCGGTCGCGCCCTCGGGGATGTCGATGCCAGGGTCAGCCAGCCAGGTCGCGACGGTCGGGCGCTGCCCGGGGCTCTCACGAACGACGCAGGCCGTGACGATCCGCGCCGTCTCCGGGTCCGGCCCGGTCGTCTCCAGGTCGAAGCCCACCAGAGGTCCCTCCCACCAGGGGGCGGTCGTCATTGGGCCACCTCGTGCACGTGGTAGTCCGGGTGCTGGCTGGACATGTGCTCGCGCACGTTGGTGAAGTTCCGGCGACAGCCCGGCACGGGGCAGATGCCCTTGGTGATGAGGTTGAGCACGCGGGTGCGCTGACCCCTCGCGGCGGCGGCACGGCGACGCTCGGTCGCGGCCTGGTCTCGGTAGATGCGCAGACGCTCACGCAGCTGCTCAGCCTCCGTCTTGTGCGGGAAGTAGTTCTCGTGCCCAGCCGGGCAGTAGTACGTCTTGTGGTCCTCGCGACGACGCGCTTCGAAGTCCCACGTCATGGCGAACACCAGGCCACAGCCAGCGCAGTCGAGGACCGTGAGCGTGCCGGTGTATCCGACCTGCAGGATGTCGATGCGCTGAACGGTGGTGCCCATCACGGCTCCCCCTTCCATCCGCAGCCGTCGTCGCAGACCACGTAGCAGGCCTCTGTGCCATTGCCGCCCGGCTGAGTCCAGGACGCCCATCGCACGGGGGCGCCGCAGCGGGGGCAGAACTGCTCGTCGGGGGCAGCCTCGGAAAGGGCCGGGGTGGGCTGGGTGGTGGCCATCACGCATCGCCCTCGGAACCGCCCAGGCGGGCCTCGATGAGGTTCGGATCAACGCCAGCCGTGACGACGCCCTCGTGATCCGTCAGGAGGCGGGCCCAGGCGATGAGGTTGGCCGTGCGCTGCTCCTCGAACAGGGCCAGGAGGGCAAACCCCACCCCTCGCCGGATTGCGGTCTCGTGCGGCATGTCGACGCGGCCCATCAGGTGGTCGAACGCCTCGTCGCGCCACTGGCGGGCGTCGTCCCCGCTCATCGCCGCGCCACCTTCCCCGATCCAGGCTGGGCGACCTCGGACCACTCGTCGGACGGCGAGTCCTGGACCTCGGCGCCGGCCAGGAGCGACGGGTCGACGCTCGAGACGGCGGGCGCGGGAGCGTCCTCGACGGTCTCGGCGTCGATCACCTCGGCATCACCCAGGTCGATCGGCGGCTTGCCCGCCGGGAGGATCTGCTCGGCCGCGACGTCGCGCACGGCCCGCAGCTGCTCGCGGATGTACTCGGCGCTCGTCGGCACCCACTTGGCCAGCTGGTGCACCGCGGTCTTGAGCCACATGGCTTCCGGCCAGCGCTTCCACGGCGAGTACTCGGAGTCAGAGCCCTGGCTGACGGCCTTGGCCTTCTCGACGGCGGCCTTGTTCAGCACGACCACCTTGCTCGTGGCGCCGTCCTTCATGACCGCGAACGCGTAGACCAGCCGCAGGGCCCCGCGGTCGTCGGCATCCCAGTCGATCTCGTGGCGGGGACGCTCGTCACGGCCCGGCTGGTAGTCGAAGCGGTCGCCGGAGTACACGACCTCCGCGATCACCGACGACACCGCGCCGGCGCGGTAGATCAGCTCGATCTCGCCCTGGTAGCCGGTGATGCCGAGGATCTCCATCTGGCCCTTCACCTTGCGGGGGGTCAGGTAGTACTCCTCTGACCCGGGCTGCAGGCCCAGGCGCGCGGCCTCGGACAGGGCGTTCATGAGGCTGCCGGGGTTGTTGTTGGAGGCCTGCCACAGGTCGCGGTTGCGGCGCACAGCCGCCACGGCGCTGTTGATCCAGCCGTCGCCCTTCTCGGCAAGGTGGCTGGGGAGCACCGAGACCAGCTCGGCCTTGTGCTCGCGGATGATCAGGTCGGCCCTGGGCGCGGCCTGCTGCTGCTCGGTCATGGTGCGGCGCTGCCTTTCAGGAGAGGTCGGGGAGGTGTCGCCCGGCGACCGCGTAGGGCGTGCCGCCGTTCTTGGACTGGCGGGTGAGCAGGGTGTGCTCGCCCCAGGTGAGGCGCCGGGCGTTGCCCATGGCGTCGATGAGGCGGGACCTGGCCTCGCGCTCGATCCGCTCGGACACACTGCAGATCTGGCGCGCGGCCAGCCACGCCTCCGCGTCCTCGGAGTTGGCCTGCACGTCGACGTCGTCGATGTCGGGGTGCAGCTCGCGGATCGCCTGGTAGGTGAAGGTCGATCCGTCGATCGGCGGCGCCTCGTGGCGGGCCAGGCTGGCCATGAACTCGTCGACCTCGCGCATGATGGCTTGGACCCGCTCGGGGTCGGCGTCGATGCGGTACCAGCGCAGGCTCATCATCACGTCGGCCGCGACGTAGCCGTGGGTGGAGCCCATGAGGGCGATCTGCCACTGCACCTGGTCGTGGTACCCGGGCGGGATGGCCAGGGGCTCGCCAGGCGACCAGAGGGTCTCCGAGGCCGCCCACTCCCAGGCGTCACGTCCCGTCTTGACCTCGAGCGGCACCTGCCGTCCGTCGGGCTCGATGACGATGGCATCGGGGGTGGCGGCCCAGCGCCGCTCGTCGGTCGGCCAGGTGATCCACGTGGGCGCCGCCGGGTCCAGCGTCAGTTCGGGGTGAGCCTGGGCGAACCACGCGACGAGCGCCGGCTCGATGACCAGGCCGTAGCGCATCTCGTCGTTCTCGACCTCGCCGCCGATCTGACCGGCCATGCGGTGCCACAGGGAGAAGCGCGACTCGAAGGGGCTGGTTCCCATGACGGCCGCGACCTTGGAGGCGGTCATCCAGCTCAGCCACTCGGCGGAGCCCGGGACCGGCGCCCGGCGCTCGCTCGTCGTCGTCATCTGACTCACCACCCGTCCCGCATCCGCTCGTGGGCCGCGTCGGCGGCCCTGGTGATCTGGTCCCACGCGTGCTCGTCGCGCTCGTCGGTGTCGCCCTGCTCGTCGTGGCGCTCGGCCCGCACGTCGTCCTGCCAGTCGTCGCGGTGCATCAGGCCACCGCCCGTTCGTGGTCGATGTGCCGCCCGGACAGGACGGTCCGACGCGCCGGGCCGCTGCGGGGCCGGCCGGGCAGACGGTGGCGGGGCTCCTGGTCATCGACCGCAAAGTCGATGCGCTGCCCCGGCGCGGGGAAGGCCACGAAGCGAACCCGGTCGGGGTAGCCCACGCGGCGCCCGCTGAAGGCCAGGGCCGCGGCGTGCGCCTGCCCGTCCGTCCGGTAGGCCGCGCTCAGCACCAGCTCGTCAGTCGTCGGGTCGACGTACTCGCGAACCGCCCGCGGCTGTGTCGCGTCCAGGCGGATGCGGATCCGCTCGTCCAGCGTCAGGAGCGTCACCGCGCACCACCCACGACGATGGGGGAGCCGAGGGCCTGCAGGTGGCTCAGCGTGCCGGACATGAAGGCCTCGGCCGCGCCCCGGCCCTCGCCAGTCGACAGGTCGAGCGCGAAGACCTCCCGCGAGAGCCGCTCCATCACCTGACGCTCCTGCGCTGCCCGCGCCGCCGCGCCTGCGGCCGCCGAGAGCGACATGGGTCGGGCCCACCAGCGGGGCTTCACAGCGCCACCTGGTTCTCGCGCAGGAACGCCCGGTCGTCCGCGGTCAGCTGGCCGTCGAAGCGGACCGAGCTCACGGCGTCACGCAGAGACCTGAAGGCCTCGCCGCGCTCGCGCCAGTAGTCCGCGACAGCCTGCGCCGCAGCCATGCAGGACTCGCACGTGCAGCCGGTCAGCGAGACAGGCGCGGCCGGGTCTGCTGTGGGAGTCCAGGACGACGGGTGGCGCGTCATCGCCGCGCGGCGGGCCGCCTGCTCGTCGGCGTCGATCTCGCGGTCCACCGCGGCCAGGCGCGCGTCCAGCTCGGCGCGAGCCTGGGGGTCACGCGGACCGAACGGCCAGGAGTCGAAGATGCTCACGGGGTCACCTGCGCGTGGTCGAGCGGGTGACCGACGGGGGCGGCGAAGATCTGCACCGCGTGGCCCTCGAAGGTCGCGCGCCACGTCGAGAACGGGTAGGTGCCATCGGGGAAGTCGTGGTCCAGCACGCCGTCCAGCCCGGCCGCGATCGTCAGGCCGTCGGCCTCGTCGGTGGGGAAGATCTGCACCGCCGCGACCGCGCCGCCGGAAGACTGCACGTTCGCCTTTGCAGACGCCACCCGCTCGGGGCCGATCCGACGCACCAGGGCGTCGGCGATCTCCAGGGCTGACAGGAGCGTCGGGGTGGTGGTCAGGGTGTGGACCATGAGACGATTCCTCTCGTTGTAGGTGGGGCGTCCCGGCTCGGAAGGCTGAGGGGCGCCCCGCTTGCTGTGCGGGTCAGACGTCCGGCTGGGAGTCCAGCCAGGCCTCCAGGTCTGGGACGCGGATGACGATCCGGCGGCCCATCTGCTTGGCCTTGAGGTGGCCGGCGCGGATCGCCTTGTCGATGCGGTCCTTGCTCGTGCGGGCCGCCGCCGCGGCCTCGTCGCGCGTCAGCGCCAGGGTCGGGGCGGCCATCGGGCGACCTCCGGTCCGTAGCCCTCGCGGACGATGGCCACCTGCCGCACTTCGAGGAGAGCAGCGGCCTTCGCCAGAAGCTGCGGCGTCAGGCGCTTGCGTCCGGCCTCGATGTTCGACAGGTAGGCGTAGGAGATGCCGAGCTCTCCGGCGAACTCGCCGAGGCGGAAGCCCTTGATCTCCCGGATCGTCCGGAGGGTTTCCCCGATGCGGACCCGCTCGGGGTCCAGCTGTTCGGGTGAGTTCCGTGCCATGTGACGACTGTAGGGAACATATGGGAACTAGTCAAGAGGAGAACCGGGAACATGCCCGAACTGGTGTGTTGGTGCAGGTCAGAGTGACTTGCGCGAACGTAGTTACTCCCCTGTATTTCCAGGTTAAGTCCCGGACTGTTCAGGTTCGGCCGGTTGATGTTTCCTGGTGTTCCCGACACAGTGCGGGACATGACCACAGAGAGAGCCCCACCATGGAAGAGCACAGGGACGCGGCGCGCGAGGCCGTGAGAACCGAGCTCGCGCGCCGCAAGTGGGAGCCGGCCCAACTCGCCCGTGAAGCCGAGCTGGACTCCGGGACCGTCAGCGACTTCCTCAACGGCAAGCGATGGCCCCGGACGGGAAACCTCGCCAAGATCGACGAGGCCCTGGGTTGGCCGGCGGGCACGCTCGACACAACGAACCGGACCGGAAGGGCCCCGGAAGCCCTGGCCGAGGCCCGCCCGCCCCAGGGGCAGTCCGTGGTTGAGGAGGTCTTCGAACACCTCACCGACAGGATCATGCTCAGCGTCAGCCGTAGCAGCGTGCTCGACCTGGAGCCGAGCGAGTTGGAGGAGGCCGCGGCCGCCGCGACCACGGCTTACCTAGCCAAGGTCCGGGAGATCCGCGCCCATCGGGCACGGCTGGCCGCCGAAGGTGTCGGCACACACGAACTCTTCCCCGACTGGGATCCGCCGGGCCAGCGAGGATTCGGGCTAGCAGCTCGTGCCGGAGAACCCGTCAACCGCCCCGACTCGACGACTGGCGAGGAGAGCCAGGACACCGGGGGCGACGGGGGGGCGTGAACTCGACGCAGGGGGACCGCATTCTGGCGTTCGTCGACGAGTCGGGGGACCCGTCGACGAAGTCCACATCGAGCAGGCACTTCGTGATGAGTGCCGTGCTGGTTCGGCAGTCACGCCTGGACGAGGCAACGGACTGGCTCGCCGGAACGCGAAAGCTCTTAGGCAGGCAGCCCGAGCACACCTTGCACTGGGTGAACCTCAAGCGACCCGAGCAGCGCCTCCTCGCGGCACAGCGCCTGGGCGAACAACCCTGGGGCAGGTTCATCTCGGTCGTTGCCTGCAAGGACCACCTACCCCGCGCGGATCACCTCAACGAAGGAAGCGCGTACCTGTACACCATGCGCTTCCTGCTTGAGCGGATCTCCTGGTTCTCGCAGATGTACCACACGGAGGCCTCGATCACGATCGCCCACAAGCAGCGGCTGAAGAAGAGCGCCGTCGTTCACTACGAGAACCGCCTTCGAGCTCTTCCTCGCGACGAGTGCAGCATCGACTGGCGCTACCTCGATCCGCGAGGGGCCCAGATCGACCAACCGAAGAGGTGTGAGCACCTCCAGATCGCCGACTTCGTGGCGTCCGGAACGGGATGCGCGTTCGAGGCGCGCGGCGGCCACCCTCCGTGCCAGGACTACGTCAGGGCAATGCTGCCCCGCGTCTACAGGGGGACTAGGGGACGAGGCGAGATCCGGAGGTACGGCCTGAAGATGCACCCCTGGTCACCAACCACAGAGGCCGCCTACCCGTGGGTGGCGGCCTTGTGAGCGAAGCGACCGGCTTGAGCCGCTCATCGCGGGTGCCCAGGTTTCCCAGCGCAGACGATCGCCTCGCGAGCCCAGTGTTTCACGTGAGGAAGCACCTGTCAGCGGCAGGGCAACGTGTCGGCGCCACCCGCTACGTTCCCGATCGTGTTCCACCCCTGGCGCAAGCTGCGCTCGAAGACAACCGTCGACCTGCGATGGAGCCGGATGCCGGGGCTCTTGGGCGCCACGGACGGCGCGAGCGTCATCGTGCTGCACCCCGACCAGTCCCAGGCGCAGCGCCGTTGCACGCTCGCGCACGAGCTGGCGCACATCGAGCTCGGCCATGTGCATGGCGCGAGCCCCGCGGAGGAGTCCGCGGCGCGGTTGCTGGCGGCCCGGTGGCTCATCGAGATGCCGGCGCTGCTCGCCGCACTGGCGTGGGCCGAGGATCTGCGGGAGGTCGCGGACGAGCTCTGGGTCGACGAGGACACGCTGATGGCCAGGCTGGATGGCCTGACTAGTAGCGAGCGGGACGAGATCACAGCCTTGTACGTGGAAATCGAGGGCGGATGCTGACCGAGACCGACCGCGCGATCCTGGACATCGAGCGCCAACACTGGCGGCACGCCGGCACGAAGAACGAGGCGGTCAGGGCGCAGCTGGACCTGACGGCCACGCGCTACTACCAGCGGCTCAGCGTCCTGCTCGACGATCCGGAAGCGCTGGCCTACGCACCCATGGTGGTCAACCGCCTGAGGCGGCGGCTCAACCGGCGGTGATGGCCAGCCGGTCGCTGGCCCGGTCGAGCGCCTCGCGCATCAGCTCCAGGTTCGGGTGCTGGTAGGAGCGGGTCGACAGGATCGACGAGTGGCCCATGAGCTCGACGATGACCTGGTTGTCGACCCCGGCCTCCAGCAGCATTGTGGCGCCGGTGTGCCGGGCCTCGTATAGCAGGTAGCGCGCCGGGTCGCGGCCGGCTCGCGCGTCGTCCGGAGCCACGCCGGCGGCATCCTGGAAGGTGTACCAGGCTTCGCGGTCGTCGGAGGCGTCGCGGGGCAGGCCCCGCGCGTCAGGCCAGATCAGTCCCCACGGGTTGGCCGGGCAGTGGTCGCGCCAGACGATGAGAGCCGCCTGCATGAGCGGCGTCAGCGGGGTGCGCCGCACGCCACTCTTCGTCTTGGGCTTCACCAGGTGGTAGGCCCCGACGAGCGGGCGCACGTCGTACCCGTCGGGGACGCGGAAGCCGCTCGTGCGGTCGTACGCCACGTTGTACGGCAGCGGCTGCAGCTGCCACGCGACATCGGCCACCCCTTCCTCGAGGTTGACCATGTCCCACGTCAGACCCAGGGTCTCGGCGGGCCGCCACGGCTCGGTGAGGGCCGCTAGCCACCGTGAGCCCGACGCGTCCTCGGGCTCGAGCGCGCGGGCGATGAGCGGCAGCATGTGGCGCGCGGGGATGGCCGAGCGGTCGTTGACCGCCTTTCCCGGGTGGGGCACCTCGATCGCCAACCTGGACACGGTCATGCCCTCGGCGAGGGCGGCCTTGAGCATCCGTTCCAACGTGCCCTGCACGTTGCCCGCGTGGGTGCTCGTCAGGCCGGCCGCTCGCACCGCCTTGGTGACCTTGCGCACGTCGGCCGGGGTGAGGGCGTCGAGGCGCTGCGTGCCCAAGGTGGGGATGATCCACCGGCGCAGGTTCGAGGCCTCGGCCGTGTAGTAGTGGGGCCGCGCCCTGGTGGCCAGCTGGGGCAGGTACTCCTCGGCCCAGGCCTTGACTGTCACATGCCCGCCGCGGACGTTGCCCGGGTCGTCAGCCAGCTCGCCCATGCGCCGCTCGAGGCGCCTCTTGCACTCGGCCTCGGTGGTGGCGGTGACGGTGATGATGCGCCGTGCGCCGTCGGGCTTCCAGCCGGCCTGGAAGCGTCCGACCCAGGGCCCGCGGCAGGTGTGTTCGGGACGCAGCAGCCGGGTCTTGCCCGTCGCGGGGTTGAGCACGGGGGCCGAGGGTGGGCAGTCCCCGGTGTGGGTCTGGACGATGCTGCCGCTGCCGTACTGGCGGCGCTTGCGCTGACGCGGCACCGAACCTCCCGAGACCTACAGATGTTCCTACACATCTCATCAGATCTGACTAGACCTGACGGCGACTGTATCTGCTGGTCAGGGCCGCTCGCGACCCCGCTCACGCTAACGAGTCTACGACTCATAATCGTGAGGTCGCGGGTTCGAGTCCCGCTCCCGCTACACAGTATCGAGCGCGCTGACGTCGGGACGTCGCGGCGCGGCGCCCGGGCCCTCCCGGCGCGGGGGCGCCAGGAGGGCCG